GCTATAAGAGCGGGGGGCACTATACTTCTCCTTTATCAATTGTAAAAATCTGCGCCATATAAGCGAATCCTTGTTTTGTTACACGCTCAATTGGGCCTTTTTTAATCCCAAGAGCTATATTGTAAATAGAAGCTAGTTTGTTCTCGACAGGTTGGCGCCCTATAATCCTCTTAGCACCTATAACGTTAAACATGTAATCCAATGCTTTTCTGCCAAGCTTAAGAGCATGTTTTCCACGATATTTAGGTAAAAACATATAATGACCCTCGAAAATACCCTCACCTTCATCCATAAATAGCCACGCACCTCCCTTATCTTCAAGGGCAATAATCTGGTCAAATACAGGGGTAAAGTCAATACGAGAAACACCGTCTCCGCCTGCTGTAGGGCGTATGTCTGGGTGATTTGCTAGTCTGTTTATATGATTTGCTGATTTACTTCGATGCATTTAGGAAAACCTTTTTCTGTGTTTACAGCCGATTTTCCTACTGCGATAATGTATATTAATCTATTTAAAACAAATAATCAAGTAGCCCTGATTATGTAGTTTGCGACGAAACTTGGTTGAATAACATTAAATGGATCGCCAGAACCTTCATCGTTAATCACAACGCCAGTAACAGCACTATCAACGGTAACGCCAGTGCTTGCATTATCAATCGTAATTCCGGTAGTTTCACTCGCTGTTGCACTATTCGTTGTGCCTTTGTCCCCGTTTGTATTATCATATTCTGTCCCTGCCGCGTCATTAACAAAATTACCGGTAGAATTACTATGATCATGCCCTCCATCAGTAACGGCGTGGTTATGTTGAGGATCAGTGACACCATGAATATGACCAGAATCTGTTACTCCGTGATTATGAGTTGTTAGCTCACTATTGAGAAGCACATGATCTTCTTCGCCAAATTCATCACCTCTACTTCGTGTCGTAAGGCCCGGGCCGTTTCCGGCTCCGACTAATATGCGGCCCCTTCCATCTGGTAAATTAAAAGTGGTTGAGCCATCACCTGCGCCGTAAATATCGCCAATAATGGAAAATAACTCAGAAAAAGCTAGTCGATTAACTGCCGATCCATCGCATAAAAGATAACTAGTAGGGGCAGATGAACCACCAAATCCTTTAATTTCCCCTATTGGAGATGCTTCAGCTAGACCATCGGCTGACCCTCCGCTCCGCACCCACAGTTGTTCCATAAAACGATACCAGATAGATGTAAAAGTACCATCCTGATTTAAAACTTCATTCGTTATATTCGGGCGACCAGCTACATTAGCCATTAGCTCCATATCCCTTTTTGTGCATCAAGATATGCGCTTTTTATAACAAGCTTTACGTCTTCAGTACATCGGAACTTATACGTCCTACTGCGAGAAACCCCTAACCTGCGATAAAATATACGTTTGCGAGTTTCACCTATTTTCCCTAATGAACGGTCTTTGGGATTGTTAAATTTCGTGCCATCCTCATCGGCCCATGACAATTGAATAAATTTATCCGTATTGTCACCTACACCACTTTCAACGTCTATTCTAAAGAAATTATGTCTACCAAGGGATTGATCGGCTGTAGATATCGGTTGGCTAATGCCTTCCTTGGCAAATTTAGCACCATCATCTGTAAAAGTGTCTAAATCCAGTTCAAATATCTCATTTCCACGCCTATTACCGACGAATCTCCTGTTGAAAGCATTTGTAAATCCTATAGGATTCCAGTCATTTTCATTAAAATTCTGCCATTCTGCCCATAATCCGGTAGAAACATCATAAACTAATGTTATCAAATCAGGGATTGTAAACACATAAAAAGCATGCCCTTCAATTGTAAAGGTTATCGCGTAGGCGTCTTCCGGGTTTGCCGCTTCGTCCAGTTTCTTTTCAATAGCATGTGTGGAAATTCTTATAGGAACACCGCCCCCGCCGCGCCAGATAACCCTACCACCACGATCATCCGAACCAAGCCACATAATAGAATTATCTATTTTTCTTACAGTATCTCGTGCCAAACAGCCAGTTTCGTAAACCTTACCTTGAGTGGGGGTAAAGCTTAAAGCTGTGCTTCCGTCATTATACCAGAACTCTAGACTATTTAACCCAATCGCCCAAAGCTCGTCACGGTCTGAAAATACTCGTCTTAAATCATCCGAATCATATTCTGCGGTTGCAAAGTCTAACCCGTTATAGGAAAACCCGTCTAATGATGCTGATCTGAATATAACCGCAGTGTCTTTTTCCGAGAAGAGAAAAAAACTATCCTGAAACGTCACAGATGACGGGATTCTAAAATCAGGATCAACTATTTGCGTTACAGTTGTCGTTGTTGCTATAAATCCCTGACCATTAGAAACAATAACTACCTCAAACCCATTATCAGCCATATCAACAAAATCTGTGCCGCCAATAGTCCCTAAATTTGTTGCAACCCCACTACTATCAAAGGTAAACACATCAAATCCGCTAACAACAAAAGGTATTCCATCCATCGTGTGAACCCCGCGGATCGGGCCATCACCCGCTGTTGTAAATGGTTTAAGACCAGGTCTTTGAAATAATGCTATAGGGCTTTTACTTGTACCCTCGACTGCACTTTCCTGATACATGTTTAAAAGGCGCATACTCGACCAAGACGCTGATCTGGTTTGATTGTACGTCCAGGCAATAGGGATTTGCATTATTGGCCCCTTGTTTCACTATACGCAAAGTAAACGCTTGCATCGCCCTGATCCCAATCAAGAGCATCATTAGCGGACTGAATAGCATTCTCTCTAAGTTCGGGAGGGATAGGCTGACTAAATACCGGCGCAAGTCTTACCGCAAGATTAAGAACCAGAGCTTCTATCCATTCGTCCGGAAACTCCGCCTGATCATCTGAATCGTCAAAGACATCCAAGGGCTTGTAATAGGTAAAATTAATTAAAGTTTCAGTTGACGCGGGCGCAGGCCACAGAAAGAGGTCTCCCGTATCTTGTCTTGGTTGGTAGTAAAATTGAACAGGCGTTCCTTGGTTATCTTTGTTCGGCAAATCAAGATAGTCCATGCGACCCAATTGGATCATTTGAATTTCTTGCCCAGATTGCTTGCGTCTTGCGTCAGGTATTCGGAGAGCTTTGCCAATGCGTGTTGTGTAAAAGTAAACCACGTTTCCGCTTGCAGCATCAGAAACAAGAACATCTTCAAAAGTAACAAAAGTAGCTGCCACCTGGATAACAGTAGAAAAGTTAATAGCGCCATCATCGAGACGAACACCTAATTGCTCGCCCTCTAAAATGCCTGTCGTGCTTGTTAGGAAGACTTTGTTTGCACCTGTTACCGCTGCAACATTTGTTGTGGTTTGGCTAAAGCTTTCAGTGGCGTCGGCTGTTGATCCTATCGTGTATTCTCTCACCCCTGTGGAGATAAAGAGAGTGGCAAGATTTTCTGTCCATAAATGACTGCCTGTGCTTTGTAGTCTTTTGACCATTCTGTTGAGAAATTTCTTCGCCGTTAAAGTATCTGACGCTTGCGCTGATTCGTCTGCAGCCTTAACCCCAATCGTTTCAAGAGCGCCGTCTATAATTTCGTTACGGGAATCTGCTAATGCCATTATCTTGCTACCTCGTTTAGACAGGCGAACTCGCCGTGTAATTCTAGGGCTTTTGCGTTATGAGCCTCTGCGGCTTCGTGTTTGCAAGTGAAGCATCCTAAGTGTATTTTTTTATAATTAAACATTATTTGTGCTGTCCACTTTTTAACTCCCTTGTTCCAGCTAACACCTTTATATCCAGAAGTGTTATTTTTGGGCTTGCCGGCATTGGCACCATTTTGAGCATTAGTACATTCACGTAGATTTAACCACCTGTTATCATCTCTAACGTGATTAATGTGATCAATTTGATCTTCAGGCCAATTACCCGTCATATAAAGCCACGCAAGACGGTGAGAGGAATAGCTTGTACAATTTATGTCTATGTAAATATAACCATTACTAGTATACCACCCAGCTATGCTTTTGATCTTTACACGATTACTATTTGAAACAATGCGTGTGAATATTCCAGTATCGGGGTTATAATGTAATTGTCGCTTCAGTTCTTCTTGAATAATCATAGATCAGAAGCCTTTACATCACCAATTGTTAGAAAGACATCTGGCGACCCCGGCCTGTTTATGGCAGCGGCTTGTCTATCACTAAACCCACGTAAGAGATCTTGGGGTTGGCGTGCTTCCCACTCATCATCGCCCACGATAAATCCATTCCATTCTTGCCTAGAATCATCGGCCTTAATTTTAAAGCCACTACGATCTGAAATTATATTGTTCGCCCCGTGCCTGTAATAGTTAGCGCGACCTCGTTGTTTATCCATATTTCTTGCGGGCATGACATATCCTTTGATATGAATATATCATTTCAGTCTTGTATTATCAATATTATTTAATCTTCATTTTAAAGTCGGTAATTGTTGGATCGTCACCAGTCCCATCGCCAGCCATCATCCACTGTAGAGTATCACCATTGACTATAGTTGCGGGCTCTTCGGCCACTGTCCCGACCTTAGTGGTTTTTACTTCCATCGGAGTGAAAGGAGCAGAGGCAAATACAGGGACTGCGCCATTGATTGAAAGTGCAAACCGATAATTACCTGTTGATCCCGACTTAGTAGCCCAGATGAAACCTTCTACAAAACAACTACAATCTTCATTACCTGTGAACTCATAGATACCCAGATCAGCATCAATAAGTTTCAACCTCTCAGTGATAGCATTATCAGTCAGACCAGTTACATCAATGGCAGAGTAGACTCCATCAGCTACAGTTGTGCTTGTTGAATTGCCATTCATTTCACCAAAGCCACCAATTTCGCTATTTTTAGACTGCTGCATGTTGAATGCTACGGCCCTCGGGTCTGTCTGTTCGAGGCCAGCAGTACTCCACGTTCCTGAATAGGTGAAAGTGAACGGGCGATTGATCCTGACTGTATTCGTC